ACATCACAGGCTCTACCGCAACGAACGCAACTAACATTGCTGCAAGCGGTGCGCTCACTGGTGCTGTCGGTGGAACACTCACATGCACGCTGGTGTTCACTTCCGCTCTAAGCACAGCAAACCCAATCATCGTTGCAAACTTCAAGCACGATTCGTCTGCGTCATTTCAGCCTGTGCAGATTGTGTCAACCTCAGTGAACAGTGTTGAGATGCATATTGACGGAACATCGCTTCCTTCACCTTTCACTCTTTATTTTGCTGCCTTAGTGTAATGCCGGTATTTGATTCACAACGCATCAGTGATGGGTTCATGACGCTGGAGAGAGGCGTTGATGGAGGGAAAGCCTCTAGCCTACTGCCCCGCAATCAGCTTAGCTCTGCGGTTAATGTTACAATGCGAGGCGGCTTTGCCAAGACCAGACCAGCGTTCAACGATATGCCGCTCACCTTTGCTGCCGGCACGTCTCAGGATGCTGATCAAATGGAGTCACGCTTTAAGACTGGTCTGTTTCAGGGAGCTTCTGCATACAAGTCTGGCGGCAGCTCTTACATCATCTGCTCTGTTGCTGGCTACATTTACAGAATTGACCTGAGGACTGGCGTTGTGAACGACATTACGCCGCTGTCATCGAACAGGACTCCGGACCCCAATTCATCCCGCATACGGGTAGCTTACTTCCAACAGGCTGAGCATTATCTCATCATACAGGACGGCAGAAACCGGCCCATTATCTTTGATGGTGCGAACTGCCGCCGCTCTGACATTGGCGCAAACGAAGTCCCTACCGGAACAGCAATGGCTTACGGTGGCGGCAGGCTGTGGGTGGCACGCGGTCGTGAGTTTGTTGCGGGCGACATTGTTGGTGGTCCTACTGATGTGATCAAGTTCACTGAGAACACTTACATCAATGAAGGTGGTGCATTCGCTGTGCCACTGGACACAGGTGACATTACGGCTATGAAGTTTATGAACCAGCCTGACACCAGCTTGGGTCAGGGGGAATTGCTGGTTCACACGGCAAACGCCATCTTTGCTGTCAATGTGCCGGTTGATCGAGACTCGTGGAAGAATGTCGAATACCCCACCGTTCGGATCGTTGCTATCAGCTACGGCTCTGTTAGTGATCGCAGCTGCGTGCTGGTGAATAGTGATATGTTCTACCGATCCCCGGACGGCATCCGAAGCTACGTCAGTAGCAGAAGAGAGTGGCAGCAATACGGGCAGATACCTGTGAGCAGAGAGGTGAACCCTTTCATTGCTCAGGACACACAGGCTGACACTTACGAAACCTCAAGCGCAGTTCTGTTTGATAACAGATTACTAGCAACCGTATCTCCCCAGAGGCACGACAGTGGCACCTACTACAGGGGGCTGGTTGTGATGGACTTTGATTCAGTTGGTGGCAGCGGCGATAAGATGCCGCCAGTGTGGGATGGTTTGTGGACTGGTTTGAAGTTTCTTCAGCTCATCAGCACTGAGGTTGATTACGAAGATAGGTGCTTTGCTTTCCATCTGGACACCGAGAACAGCTGTGGAATTCAGCTGTGGGAGATTACGCGGAACGGAAGGAAGGACAACGGGACTACGGACATTGCCTCATTTATTGAGAGTTCCAGTTTCTCTTTTGAGAACCCGTTTGAGATGAAGTCGCTGGAGTATGGCGAGATGTTCGTGGATGAACTGAAAGGCAATGTTAGCTTCGACATTAAATACAAGCCGAACCAATACCCTGTGTGGGTAGACTGGAATTCTTTCAGCGAGTGTGTGAAGTATGAGAACTGCACTCCGGACTCAGGCTGTCTGACGTTTAACAATTACAAGCCGCAGTATAGGACGAGGATGTTAATACCTCAGCCAGCTGACGACTGTGAGTCTACCAATGGAATGCCAATGAGAAAAGCCTACGAGTTCTCTGTGAGAATCGGTTGGACCGGTGATGCTCGTATTAAAGGATTCAGGCTGCACGCTTACCCTGTTGTTGAAGAGCCTTACAGCGGATGCATCACAACCACTTGTTCATAGGATATGAGTCAGAAAACATTAACGGTAGAGTGTAGCGACATCACAGACCAGAGCCCTTTTGCATTCTCCTCGACAGTGGACGTGGATGAGTGCTCATCAGGCACGCAATTCTCTCTCACCGTTTTAAGCGGTGACGCTGACAGCCCGATGGTCACAGACCTCGGTGAATACATTGTGATAGGATAATATATGCCAACTAATCAATCAGTCATTCTACAGAAGGGGACAGTTCCACCTGACGCTTGCTTCAATAACGTGAGCGAGCTTTACGATCTGTTCATCGGCACTACCACTGCATATGTGAACGGCAATTACTCACTGTTTAACTACGGTGAGAACAAGCCTTCTACCGACGACACTGACAAGCCGTGGATTCGCACTGTCGGAAACCTGCCTGACAGAGTTTATGTGTATGCCAGTGGTTACTGGCTTTCAAAACATCAGACACCAGCTGGCGGAGATGAGCGAAGGATATGGGTTGGATCACTGGTAGACCTAAAGACATACGATGGAGGAGCTGATGAGGATGTTAATGATTTCAGTGGTCCGTTTTGGGAAGTAGATGAAGGGCTTGCCGCAAAGTTTCCGGTTGGTGTCGGTGAGTTTCCTTCGGGTGCGGATGTTGCCATCAATGGGATCGGTGGTTCTGAAACTGTTACATTGACCTCAGACCAACTACCGAATCACGAGCATTTGGGAGAAGCTTACTATCGTGCTCAAGCAGGAGCGGCGTCTAATACAGATCCTTCGGGTTTAGCGGACGATACATTGCATGAAAATGCTGGTCACACCACTAGAGCTAGTTACAACAACTTTAATAAAGCAGGAGTAATAACAACATCAATGAAGGGAGCTTCCGGTCAGGCCCACACGAATCTGCCTCCTTATTACGGTGTTTACTTCATCAAACGCACTGGCCGCATATACTACGCTATCAAGTAATGAAGACCACCTTAGCTACAGCAAAGTCCCGAATCGCTAAGCATCTCAACCTTTGCGAGACGGATGCCCGCGTTACGGAATACATCAATGAAGCTCAGCGCAGACTGATTGAGAGCGGGAAGTGGAAGGGGACATATGGAAGGTTCACGTTGTGCGCTACTGATGGTTGCATTGTGTGGCCGCGTCAGATTGAAACCATTGAAACCTTTGCCATAGACAAAACACCGGGCACAGTTCGTAACGGATGGTTTGAGTTTTTGGAAAGCGGTTACGGCTTACAGACTGATGAGTGTGGTTCTATTGGCCAGCTCATAGACAGGGGGGAAGTCCCTACTTACCGAAGCATGTCTGGCAATGGGAAGCCGGTGCGTGTGTATGCGTTCTTAGAGGCTGACGCAGGAAAGACCATTACCATTATGGGGTATGACTCCAACGGTAATTGGGTGCGCACTCTGAAGAGCGGTTCCGGAGCAACAGCTGTTTATCAGGATGGTGAAGTGGTGACATTGGATAACGGGTTTGTCGATACAGCCACGAGCTTCCAGTCCATTACCGGAGTTCTGAAGGATACCACTGAGGGTAACGTAATGCTTTATGAGTTGGTTGATGCAACTCCAACCCTTCTGGACCTCGCTTCGTATGAGCCATCAGAGACAATACCGAGCTACAGGAAGTCGCTGATACCGAATCTATCTGATTGCGGGACATGCACTGAAGGTAATGTTGGGACTGTGTCTATCACAGTGATTGCGAAGCTTCGATTTATTGAGGCTGTCAGTGATACAGATGTTCTGCTGATCAATGATCTTTACGCCATTAAGAATATGGCGATAGCTATCAAGATGGAAGAGAACCGGGACTTTGCAACAGCTGCTGAGTATCGTTCTCTGGCTATTGACTCTTTACGCAACCAGCTCGCCAACTATCACGGGGACGGAGTAGTCCCCGTGCTGCGTATGACCAACCTCGAAACCCACGGTGGCGGTGGGATAGAAAGTGTAATTTAAATCTATGTTAGGAGCAATGATGGGGATAGGTGCCGTTGCTGGTATCGCTGGCGGCTTAATGAAGAAGAAGCCTAAAATCCCGACATACAAACCTATTGATCAGACAGCTGAGCAGGAGGCTGCCATCGCTGCCAACCTCGCCAGCTTTGATGATGCGAAGCAGCTTGCTGATCAAACCACAATGGCTGATCAGGACAGGCTTGACTCCATACTGGCCCGCACTATGCCGAACTATAAGCAGCTTCTGTCAGGATCGAGTCAGGCTGTTCAGGATATGATCGCCGGCAACCTGCCGAATGCTGATCAGAACGTGCTGATGCGTAAGGCAGCTGAGAGAAGCGGTGCACTGGGTATTGGTGGCAGCTCTGCTGGCAGGAACCTGACAGCTCGTGATTTGGGTTTGTCCAGTCTGCAAATGACTCAAGCTGGTCTTAACTCGTTCAATGCTTTGTCCAGCAACCTCAGACAGAACTACACTGTGAACCCGATGTCAACAGCTTCAATGTATGTGTCGCCATCGCAGCGCATATCCAATGCGATCAGTGAGAATCAATTCGGGTATAATGCGCTGGTTCAGAAGCGTGTCAGCGATGCGAACAATAGCGTAATGAGTCAGCTTGGCAATAGCTTGAGCGCACTGGGTGGCACTGCGTTCGGTGCGGGAGCACAGGGGTTGGCAATGAAGGGCATGTTCGGGCAGACAGGTAATACGCCAAAACCGGCATAACACGATAAACACTATGGCAGAACCTACAGACTACTTTTTGCAGGGGGCAAACCTCGGGATGAAGGCAGTGCAAGCTGGTGCTCAGATGGATCAGTTCCGCACCAATCTCGCTGAGCGTGCGCGGCAGTTTAACGAGGGGATGGACCTTCAGAGCAAGCAGGTAAACGCTGCTGTCGCCCGTGACAACGCATACGTGAAGAAGCTTGAGTTTGATCTGAACGCTCAGAGCGATGCCTTTAATAGGGAAACTATCGAGCTTGATAAGTTGGATAAATTCATAGCCCTCGTGAACAAAGAGGTTAGCGAGAACGCTCCCGATCTTTCTCTGCCTCCATCCGGTCTGACGGGCGAAAGGCTTGAAACGGCTATGTCTGTAAGGGAAGCGGCTTACGCATCTCAGCAACGCAGTCTGGAATATCAGGCTGTATCTAGGGACAGGGCTGACGAGATGGACTTGGTTCGCAATTACGGGCTCCCAGCCAACTATAAGAGCTATGAGGATGAGGGGGTGTCATTTGTGCAGGAGGCTCGAAACAGGAGAAACATGATGGAAGCCGATGCTATTGCTTCCAAATATGGGACAACCCCAGCAGACGTGATTCAAGCAGACCCTTCGGTCAGTTCGATCCACTTATCGGACCATAGAGGTAATCTGAATAAAGCACTGTGGGAGGGTATTGTTCAACGGGTTACTGGTCGGATGCAGACCAGCCGTGCAACATCACCAAGCGGGTCAACTCAGTATTCAATCAACACTGCTAACAGACAAACTCAGTCAAGCACACAGAAGACCTATCTTGATATTGTTGATCAAGCTACCAAGATGGCCACCATTAAGGGCCAGTATGATGATGATCCAGACTACGTTGATCCTGATTTAAGGGACAAGTGGATACAGCACTTGAGAGAGCCTGACAAGTATCCAGCACCAAAGGGAGCACCGAGTAAGGCTGCTCCTGATGACGATTTTTCTAGGAACATAGAAAGAATTATGAACGGCCAACCGCCGACCCGTAATGGTCAACTTGGTTACTGATTTATAAATTATGCCATCCAGAACACTGTCTT